ATCGGGCATGAAGCAACTCCCATTTAAGGCTTTTGATTTGTGATTCAAGATGAGCAATTTGTTTAATCATTGCTTTCCAGTCGTCACGAAACCTATCACGGTCTTCAAGAAGGTTCTCTATCTCAATACCTAGATCACGAAACGCTAACTCAATACTGGTTCCTTCACTCACGGCAAGCCCTTTCTTTAATGTATTCCTCACCGCTAGCCAAAGCAGCAGTACGAATACCACACGATTTCTGGTCACAGATAGACAGATGAGACAGCAAATAGATGCGCCTCTCCTGCAACTCCACCTGCTTAGTCAACTCCCTGTGTGCATTGAACAGGCGACCACTTGTTATCAGGTCACCCGACTTGAGTTCTAGCCAGTCGGGTTCTTTGCGGAACAGTAACCATTCCATGAACTGTTGTTTCTTATTTTTTTGCATTTTTCTTTTTCTCCTTATCCCATAAATCTTGAAACCATAAGTCTCCATAAACTTCCCAAGGGTGCTTGCCCATGCTGATGCAGAAACGATCAGCCCACCCGATAGTTACACCAGTCTCGCCATAAGTTTTTTCTAACCGAGCCTTATTGGTTTTCTTGCTCTCGTCTAGACAAGCGATGATGGGTGCTATCGGTAAGCGTGGGCGTGGACGGTAACGGGTGGCATTGTATTTACTGCCTGCTTCTTTGCACAGGTCACAACGACACCCGCCCCTCTTGTATGCGTCTAACTTCCCATGTCTTAAACTCAAAAGGGTTGTGGCTCCATTGCTTTGCAAGCCTCACGGTTCAACAACCGACGGAACAACTCTGACCGTGAGCATTGTTCGTGCTCGCATAGCATGTCAATGTGTTCAAGTTGCTTGCTGGTGAGTCGTAGCCCAACGATCTTGACTGATGCTTCTAGCGAGTCAGGGTCAACGGTTCGTTTGTTAGCCATTATGCACCTTCCTTAAACTCTTTAAGTTCTTTGAACGCTGCACGTAAGGCAGGGATGTCGGAGTCTTTGATGTCGCCGTTCCAGTCCAAGCCTGCGTTCTGTGCCATGACTTCGGGTGCGATACCTGCCTTGGCGCAAGCAGCCTGTAGTTGCTGGCGTTGCTCGTTGCTGATGAACCCGTCCGCTGCGGGTGCGGGCTTAGGTGCTGCCTTAGGTACGGGCTTGTTGGTAGGTGCAGGCTTATGGTTATCTAAGTCTTCCCACTCTTGCTTAGTCCACAGGCTAAGACAAAAACCAAAACGCATAGCAGCGTTGCGGATAAAGTCTGACACCAGTTCTTTGTCAAGATCAGGCTTGTCTGCACGGACGGAACCAACACCAAGTCGGGATTGTCCTAAGACAGTGAGTTCGCCCCACATGGTAGCCATGCCGTTCTCAACGTGGATAGCGGGTCGTCCGTCTTTCCATTCAATAGGAACCCAACGCCAGTTCGGGTCGGTTTCCAGTAGGAATTTTGTTACGTCAGCGTGACCAACGAAGTCAAGTTGGGCGTTACCTTTAGGTAGTTTGCCAACAATCTTTGGGTCGGGTACACCGTACTTAGTGAGGATTTCTGATAGTTCCATTATTTAGCCCCTTTCAAGAGCAATGTTCTTGTTGTTGTTTGTCGTGAGAATTCTTTTGCAATGTCAGGGCAGGCTGCTTTGAACGCCTTGATGTCAAGGCTGTCCCTAGTCTGTCCCTTCCAAGTCGCAACGACTGTACCGTTAACGGTACCAGTATCAGCGTCGCCAAGCAACTCGCAAAGTTCTGCTTTTAACTGATCTTCAAGTTCCTGATAGGACTTAAGTTCTGCTTTCACATGCTTAAGTCGTGCAACAAGTTCAGTTGCGTCGGAGGGTAACTCAACTGTACGTGCTTCAGGTTTAGCGTAACGACGGTTGATCGTTTCGTATGACCACTTGACTCCTGCTGGTGTCATGTCCATGTCAATAGCGTTCAACCACAGTTCTACTGCCTTGATGTGTTCTTGTTTCTCAGCGTCAGGCACAGGCTGTACGTGCAGGTGAAGCGACAACGACGGGTCAAAGACTGCCCATGTCACTTCATCTACGTCAGCACAAATGGCTTGCTGTACACCTTGGATACGCCAGTAGTCAGGCAGTTGTCCTTCCCAAGGACGGGTGGTAGTTTTGATTTCCAACACCTTACGGATGTCACCGTCCTCGTAGAAGCCGTCAAGGGTGGACACCATACGTGCACCCCCGTCTGTGTTGACCACAAACATTTCTTCGGGTGTATCAAAGTGGATACCTAGTTTGTCGGCTGCCCACTCCAGTACGAATGGTTCAAGACGGTTGCCTCGTTCCATTGCAGGATTGGGTGGGATGGGTACAGGTGCAACGTCACTGAGTAGTTCTGCTGCGTAGGTATCTCTTGGCACGAACGGGTGCAGGTCATAGATTGCTGCAACAGCGGATGCACTCACCCGCTTGTTCCCTTGTTCGTCACGGAACCTGATGTTCAACCAGTCTTGCCCTCCGTGTTCGGGCTTGGATATGCGATAACGATGAAGACCCATAGTCTCCCCTTTCTGTTGTAATACGTTTCAGGGGAGAGAGTACAGAGAGGGTGTTACATTGTCAAGGGGTTTGTGCGTGGTGTGAGAAAAGTCACACTCCTGCTCATTGCTACAGGAATAAAAATTACGTGGTCAACGAAACCATCGGGGCTAACAGACTGTGCGATAGTTAGATGTTCTTTCTTTCCACCTTCGGTTGGTGGTATCAAAAGTCCTACCGTTTCAACAATGTGTTCGCCAGTGTCTTCATCTTCCAACAAAGACCAGTGACCTTCGCCCGCATGAGCGTCAGCCCATCGGACACAAACCATTTCAAACGCAGTCTCATTCGCTTCCATGTTCTTCTTCCCCCTCTTGCTTGCAGACAGGGCAGTATCGTCCTTCGCTAGCCGTCCAAGCGGTGTCGCAGTCAAGGCAATAGTAAAGAACTGGCATAGGTTTAGCCTACATTACGTCCAGCAATACCCTGAATCACAGCCGTTTTCGCCTGGACCCTCATGGCTGAACAGGCTTTGCTGTGCCTCTGGGATTGCTTCTGTCAAACGTTTCCCGAATCGTGTGAGGTACACGGGGGTCTTACCGCCTGCCTTCGCACGGGCGTTCATATAGTCCTCAAGTTCCTGTGATTTCTTGAACAAGTCAGGTTCGTCACGGCGCATCTCAGCCCACACCAACGGACGGTGGAAAGGGCAAAAGAAACAAGAAGACTTAGGTGGCACAGGTAGTCCTGCATCGGCAATCACTTTGGTGCACAAGTCTCTGTTCAAATTCAAGTCAAGCAACGGGTAGACACGCTTCTGTCCTGGCTCATCTTTACCTCTGCCTGCACGTTCAATTTCGTCTGTGCTAATCCCGATAGCAACAATCGCAGGGTCTTTCTTGCTTGCCCCGTTTGCACGTAGCCATCGTCCTACATTCTTTACCTTAAAGTCAACGGTGCAACTACGAGACAACGGCATACCAATGTCACCGTAAACAGGAATAACATTTCGGTTAGAACCCTCACGCATAATCTCGTTCATAATGGTGGTGGGTTCACCACGACGCATCGGCGTTAGTTCAAGCACAGGGAAGTTGTGCTTCTCTGCCCAAGGTTGCATGACATTACGCACATAATCCAATGACGCTGGGTGCTCACTATCATCACCAACGTTAGAGAATAAGGCTACGTCAAAGTCAATCTTTTTTTGGATTGCTAAAACAACTAGGGCAGTAGACTGGACTCCGCCCCCATAAGATATTGCTTTAAGAGTCATACTGCACTATACATACTTTTATGCTGCTTGACGTATCTTCTGCATAGCAGTTATGAAAACATCTAAGCGGTCTATTGCTTGCAGTAAACGGATTTGCTCGTCGCCATGAGCGACTACACGGGTGAGAAAATGGCGGATGTCTTGGAGCGTTTCAATGGTCATAAGACCAGCCACTCTACACCCTAGACATCACCTTTCAGATGGTCTTCAATATGGTTATCTAACTTTGTTTCAATCCTGTTAAGACTGTCAGCAACAACAGCGTGGTCGTTACGGTTTTCCTTTCTTAAGCCCTGTACTAGGGCTGCAAGGACACCACCGATGGCTGCGATAGAAGCGACAACGATTGCTTCGCTCATTCCCACATCTTCCAATCATCAGATTGTGTACGGTGCAACACTTCAAAGATGCCGATAGCGACAGCGAAAACGAGCACACCGAACGCTGCGATAGATGCAAGACCCTTAATCATTTTCCATCAACCATTTCA